AATTAAACGAGTTTATTTTTAATTATATTTTCTTTCCTGTGATTTTTTTACTTATTGGGCTTATTCTTATTTACACGTACAATGAAGAACAAACAAAAATCGCCCTTTACTCTGAATGCATAGAAACAGAGCGTAATAAGTTTGAGTGTTACTCTATGATTTATGGGGATAAGTGATTATATTTTTAATATAACCTAAATCCTGTGCGCTTAGCTCTTACTAAATGAGGGCAAGCGCCCATAATAAAAGCGTCTGCTTTGTTAGGTGATTTAATCCCACGCTTAGCCATATCTTTTTTACTCTCCACCATATCAAGCCCGCGTTTAGAATAATCTTTGTGAGGCGAACACAACTCAGTTTTAAGCGCTTCCAGTTCCTTTATCTCGCTACTGATGCTGATCATATCACTTGGCTCAAACTCCATACCCTTATTAACAGCGTTAAAAGTATTTCTTAGCCTGTCAGCTACATCTTGCCAAGCTTGGGCTTTTAAGTTTTCAAACTTTTGTTTGTTAGTAATCTTTGGTGAGTATTCTTTATCTGGCTTATAAACTGCGTCACCAGCATTAAACTTGCTATGATTTCTATGACCTTTGTTTTTTAGTGTTGCGCCTACATGAGCGCCAACCCCAATAGAATCATAAATCAATAAACCTTCACCAACAAATGACCAAGCCCTTAACGCTGATTTATCAAGTTCATCTTCTGGCGCTTTCCATTCCTCTATATATTCACAAATAGCACCGTTAAATTGCGCTATGGAGTTTTTATCGTTACCACTATCAGCAACATCATAACCAACATTGTTTTGTCCGGTCATATCAATATCTAATTTAATATGAGCATCAATAGCAGCTTCAACCCATGACCGCTTTATAACTGCTTGGTCATCGTCTGATAATGGCGTACCTAGATATATATGTTGGTATTGATCAAAATCTTCCTCTTTCATTGCCTCAATGGTTTTTTTTAAGGTATCAGATAAAAAGGGGTTATCAGTGTAATTTACTAAACGTGATCTAGTGTCTGGTGGTGGGTTAACAATAAAGCGCTGGTAAATAAAATCAGTTATTAAATTAGGGTTAAAACTGATCCATATTTCAGAGCCTTCCTTTCTTATCGTTGGTTCAAGGATAGCCCATTGATCAGCAGTTAAGTTGTGCGCCTCTTCTATCCATAAAATATCTGCACCCTCAAATGATTTTATCTCGTCAGTGTTTCGCTCAATGCCGTAAAAAGCAAACTCACTGCCGTTTGTGTGTTCAATAGATGAAGATAAAACATTGTAGCCGCCAAACTCAAAATTACTTATCTGGTTTTTAATAAGCGTGTATACAGAATCTTTTATTTTGTTCTGGTATCGTCTAACACATAATGCGCGTGTTTTGTATTGCTGACCTATTTGAGCAATTCTTCCGGCAAACTCCCAAGACTTAGAAGAGGCACGGCCACCATATAAAACTAAATTACGCGATTTTATAAGATGATCGTTTTCGTCTAACCAAAAGCTTTTTAGATTAGGGTTAAGAGTCGCCATACATCTGGTTAAACGTTTTTACTTTGATATTTGCGTCAACTGTGGATTTTTCATTGAATGCTTGAACGTCAACATGCTTACCAATTAAATCAAGCGCCTTACCTGCTCCTGACGGGCTAAAATCTTCACCATCTGCCATACATCTATTTAATAGCTCATTACTCTTAATTAGCACGTATTCGGCGTCTATCTTGGTTTTATTGGTTCTTTCTGTGAATAGTTTTGATATCTCAGCCGCTATCAAAGGTTTTGTAAGGTTTTCTGCACCTATAGCTTGAGCTGTCTTTTCTGAGTAGCCAGCGCGAATTGCTGCCTGTGTTGCGTTTAAGTCTATCAAGTATTCAATACAAAATAGCTCTTGTTTCTTTGTTAATTCTGCCATCTTAGCCCCGCCTTGATGATTGCCCCACTAGGGCTTTATATTCGTAGTGAGCAAAGTTAACTAACTACATGATTTTATTACTTTAACGAAAAACCGACTAAACCAAGAAAAGCGAACATAATCGCCACAAAAAAAGCGGTCCTAACCTTTCCCGCTGTTGTCTTGTATTCTCTGACGTAATCTAGAAGCGGTGCACTATCTTTCATATGCATCCTGACTTCTTTCTTGAACTCGTCGTCGTGTTTCTTATCTTCTATACTAATGACCATATGATTAGCTAGCTGCTCTAACTTATCCATAACGTGAACAAGCTTCTCTTGAGTGTGTTGATCACGCTCGTTAATCAGTGTAAGTAATTGTGAAGGTGTGATATTTTCGCTCATTGTTTTAGTCTGGCAATATGTTTTTTAGTTAGTTTATCACATAACCACAAAATAAACACTATTAGCCGACATACTACGAATACCATCAATGAAACTTCGTATATTGTTTCTAATTCTCTCGATATCAATAAATGAACAGATAATGAGGCAATGAGAACATATAAAAAGGTGTTCGATATTGTTATAAACAAAAGTTTCACGCTCCCCATAAAATCCATTTACCCCATAAAAAGCCGCATCATAAGCGAATAAAAGACATAAAAGACACATTATTGCACATGCTAACTTAGTTTTGTTAGAAAAAACATTACACGGTATTACATAGGAATAAATTAAAAATGTAATTAAATACAATTGCGCTTCTGTTAATGGGTCGAATATTGCACATTCAAACAATAAGCAGCTCATAAAAAAAGCCGTCAACAAGTGAGGCTTTTTTATTGTGATTGCTAACAATACATAAGCAAGAAATAACTCTGTGTTGCTACTTGTTGTTCTTGCTGCCGCCAGTGCGCTTTCGTTTTCTTGTAGAACCCATAAAAATATATCCATCTTGTTTAAGGAGCCTCTATTGTATCACTTATTTTGCTTTGTGTTAGCATAATTTACACCAAACGATGCAGATACTATCAAACTCACCATTGCTGTAATAGGCACAAATAAATCAACAAGCTTATCTGTTGCCTTAGCCATTGAATCAATAGTTGCACCATCTGGCACAAAGTTAAAAAACTCACAACCAATCAGTAAACACATAACAAGCATATAAAATATATACAGGCCTAGTATTTTACTACTTATTTCGCGCCTCATCATACCGTTAGGGTCAATAGCCTTTAGCTTGATAGCTTTAGCCTCTGCGTCCTCTTTATCTGTTTGAATGTACTCTAAGCTAATGTCTGTTAATGCTCTGAATGCACCACCAGTAAAGAAACTTGCTATTTTAGATAACATAATTAATATCTCTCTATAGTTAAATTAAAAGATTCACCGTTTAAGTGGTTCATCATTCTAGTGTAAGCCCTGCCGCTTGATAGTCCGCCTATTTTACCCTGAAAAACATCTATTGTTGATACAGGCAGAATACAACCTAGTGAATCGTTAACAGAGTTTCCTTTGTGAAATAAAATATGACTTCTACCTGGTACGTTTTTAACTTTATAGCATACTTTGTATTTAGGTGAGTTAGTCAGCTTTACAACGTAATTACCCGCAGGTATACAACTTGTATCTCTAGCGTTATTAACCCAAGGCCTTTCTATTGTATGACATATTAACTCTTTACCGTCGTATAACTTGCCTATTGTCACGCTATCAACAGAAAAAGTTATAAGTTTTAATTGCTTCATCTTCTTTACCTTTAAATGCTCTATGTTAGTTATTGTTAGCTGTGTACTTTCTAGCTTGAAAACTTGCTTCTTCTTCTGGGTGGTTTAAGCATTCAAGCTGATTATAGCCACTTAAAAAACCTTTTTCATATGCTAAGCTTATTTCTTTGTTTATCAAATCAGAAACTTCATTAAAAATTTCAGACTTATATATTAATTTAGAACCCTTACTCATACTTAATTTACCTTATTGTTTTGTATTGCGTAGCAACCAAGTAACACTATGTTAAATAGCTCCGGCTTGTCTTTGTGCCAGTTCTCTAACGTACGACGCTTAACTGTTGATAATTCCGCTACTTGCGCAAGAGATTTGAACCCCTGCGCTTTTGCTTGTTGTGATGGTGTCATAATAAATACTCTATACTAATAGGCATCCAATGCGTTACTGTGCAAGTTCTTGAATTTTGATCGTACCATTCTCCACCATCAAAATGGACTAGCTCGACTCTCGCCGACTTCAAGTCGCCATAGGGTGCAATTACGCCGATAACATCCCCATCAAACCCGTCTAATTCATTTATAGGTAGATCGTGACACACACTAATCCATAAATTTTTCATATCTATACCCCCTTAAAAGAAAAACTAGGTTTTACCCTAGTAATTTTTGGTAAGCTTTAGCAAATTCAATTGCTTCACTCAATGTAGGCGCAGAAGTAATTCCTTTGCCATCGTTTCTGTCAATAAAAAATCTAGTGTTAACGCCTGACTCGTCATAAGCTGTTGGTAAATCAACTTTTGAAACTTGTAAATCTTTAGTAGTAAATAATGGCATAATATTGTCTCTTTTTGTTTGGTTGATTGCTTAACTTCTGAAACCTATTATACGCATTATTTGCGTACTATCAAGTATAATCTGCAATTATCTCGCATTTATTTTGAAATAAACACAAAACCAAATACCAAAACATTAAATTAACGCAATGCTCGCAAACATATTTACCTTTATTAGTGTTTATAACGTAATAGCCAGAACCTATATACAAGTTATGCTTGCATAGTCTGCATTGTCTTGTTGTGTGGGTCTTGGCTATTAGCATTATAATTACCTCTTGTTTTTTAATTTTCAATATC